ATCGCCACGTCATCTCTGAGGCGTCCGATCTCCCAAGTTGCTGCCTTCATCGCAATGTCCGCTTTAGTAATCATTGCGGTCATTTCTTGGATTTGTTCCATCATTGTCGGGGCTCCTTAATCTGTCGGTATTTGCCGTCACGGTACACCAGCGGTGTGGCAGGGATCAATTGACTGCGTTCTTTCCATGTCAGACCACCCCAAATTCCGTAGCACTCAAGTTGTGTTGTGGAGTATTTGAGGGACTCGGCGAGACATTCGGGTCGGACTATGCACGTCGCACAAACGGCTTTTGCTTCACCTATTTTTTTGCGTGAGTACCGTTCACCCGGTTCAAAGATAAACATTGTCAAGTCCATGCCTCGACATGCGGCGTGATCCCACCAGCGGGTTAGCACAGGGACCACGGTTTCCATCCACACCCACCTGTCTCGGCAATGTCTGAGTAAAGCAGGAAAGCAAAACGCAGGTTCAGGGTCGGGTCACTCATGGATTCCTCCATAGGCATATTGAACAGTTGCTCAACATATTTGCGGTGGATTTGGTTGATTTGTGCAACACCGTGGTCATGGCCGTTGAATCGAGGATGCGTGTAACTGACGTTTTGGCAGCGCGTTTCTTTCCAAAGTAACTGACCCAATTTTTCTAGGATCGCTGGGTCGTTGGGCCAGCCGACCGAGATCGCTGTCGGGAACCATTCTTGGCAGTGAACTTCGGCGGGCACAGGGACGACGGTAGTTGACGGTTGGGTTGTGGTGGTGGTAGTGGTCGTTGAGGTTGTCGTCGTTGTTAACTCCTCAGCGCGGTCCTTTAGTTGTTCAGGTGTCAACATGCCGAGGGTAATCGTTTGGGGCACAGACGGGATTGTGGTGGGCTCTGCGTTGCCCTGAACGCCTGTGATCGCCCACAGTGCGCACAGTCCATAGGTGCCGAGTGCTAAAAGTGCTAGTCGTTTAAGGTTCATTTAATAGTCCTCTGATAGGTCCGCAACGGATTTGCGTGTACTGAAAAAGCCGTTTAACTGCGGGTTGGTTTGCATGATTTCTCGCGCAAAGAAAGCGCGGTAGTTGTTGTTGAACTTAAAGTCGGATGACGGGTCGTTGGTGAGTGCGTACTCGTAACGCAGGACTTCAATAAGAGCTGCGATGCCGTAATGGGAATATCCGCGGTTTTGTAACTCATAGGACATTCGAGTCAGAGTCCTTAGGACCCAAGGGTTTGCCTCTTTGAAGGCTTCGTATTTCAGCATCTCGGCTGGTACGGCGAGAACGTCAAAAAGGGATTGTTGCATTGCTTTCCTCCTGCGGTCGGGGTCCACCTATTGGCGGACGCACTTGGGTTGCAGTCATTTGACCGACTCCCAAGCCGAATGTCAAGGCATTACGCAAATATCTTGGCAAAAGCCTTTTCTATAGCGGTTTGACTGTCCGCCATATTTGGTGCCAGTTCACAATGAAACCAACTGGCACTAGGGGTTCCACCGTTCTTTTGTGGAGTCCACGCTTTCCACTCGTCACGATCGCATCGGTACCCGGCACCATATTTAGTGAGGTTTGGGATCGGGCAACCGACACCGTCATAGGCGTGGATTTCCTCTATGCCGAGAATGTCGCGGTGAGCAAACAAGAATTCAACTGCGGCTTTGCGTGACTCGGCGTTTTGTTTGGCGGTCCCTTTTCCTGTGAGGTCTACGGCTCGCCATGTTGCATGAACAGAAAGGTTGGCTGATCCGCGCATTGGTCGGTTGGCGTAGATACCTAATGATTTTAAGCCAAACAAGAATTCCATGAATTCAACAAACCGTGTCGTGCCGGGTCGTTCTGTGGGATGGTTTCCGTCGGTGTTTCCTGTGTAGTTACGGCTGGTCATGGTGTCCCTTGTCGTCTTTGAGGCCGTTCGCTGAAAGAACGCCTGTGAGTGATCCTGTAAGAAATAGCATCATTGGTTTCAGTAGGTCCCACGCAGAAATGTCGTTTGGTGACACGTCTACTGGTTGGGTGACGAATAGGAGTCCGTAGAGAAGTGCGGCGGTGCTGAGTACGAATGTGATCGCCAAAGTGACGCCGACGACCAAAATAAGTCGGGCTTTAATTTCAGAGTTGGTCATGCGTTTCATTTGTGGCACCGTGACTCGACTGGTGCGGTTTTACAAGTTTCTCGAGTGCGGTCGTTACAACTGGTGACAACAAACATGAGGGCTATTGCTAACCCTGCAACAATGAGCAGCGTTTTCATTAGGCGGGTCCTAAGTCCTCTACTGTTAAATATGCAAGACGAGTCGCTGACCGTGTTGCTGTGCCCGTACCTGCAGAGTATTGAAGGGTCGCTACAACGGTTTGTGAACCAGCGGCGATTGGTGCTATTGAATAGACAATGCTGTTAAACGGCAAAGTGGTGGAAGTAATGCCGACCGTGTTTGAGTTCAAAACTGTGCCGGTGACATTGGTTTGTCTAATTCGGGCGGTGCAAGTTGTAGCAATAGAGCCACCTAGTTGGGGTTCTGTGTACATGATTCGATAATTACGGTTTGCGACTGCTGTCCATGTTGCAGTTAGTTGCACTTCTTCCACCGTGACTGTGGCGTCAGTAGTGTCGTTAGTAACTAGAGCCATAAGCCCACGGGGGAAATTGTTACATTCTGTGGCGGTTAAGACTTGCCCTGCGGTGAAGTCGTCGTTAGGTGATAGCGCCATGACTTAGGGCCTTTCTGGGAATGTGACGGTTGGGGCTGGGGTCCATGTTGCTGGGAAGTCTCTGAGGGCTTGGCGGTAGGTCGCCCAAACGGTTTTGTCGGTTGGGGTGTCTGGAATCATCGCCCAATCGGATTCGATGAGGAGTTGGTCACGGCGTAGGCGCATTCGTTCTATGAGCCATTCGTCGGGTGCTTCGGTTTCGTGGGGTGCTAATAGATTCATCATGCCGCCTTGTAGTAAAGATTCCAAAAGAAAGTGTCGGACACCGCCCAAGTAAACGGGACTGCTGCCCCTGCGTTTGTTCGGCTTGCATAAGTTCCAGCGGTGTTAGTGACCGAGGTGTAAACAGTGGTTGCAACACCCACAGAAATAGCGTCTGATGGAACAAGTGTTCCCGCTGAAGCGTCTTGATAGTAAACCAATCCAAAAGGCTGACCTGTAGCAACCATATAGGCGTCACAGTTAATCGGCAGACCTAACTGGATTGGGCCAGTGATTGCGCTGGTGCTACCTAGAGTGAACTTGCCGTAAAAATGCACAAAGTTATTGACTCGGCAGTAGTAAGCAATCTTTGTTCCGTTGCCTACCGTCACGCCACCAGGGAAAGTCATAGAGGTTGAATAATCCGTGTAGGTCCCGATGACCGTGTTGCCGATAGCAAGTTTGGTTTGGACCGCCTCCATCGCATCGTTAATGTCGGAGTGCTGTCCAGCATGCGACGGCGAAGTCAACAAACTGCTAGTCGTCGGATTAGTGAAAGCGTCAATCGCTGTGGGATAAGTACTAGCCATGTGTTACCAACCTAACCTAGAGGCCGTATCGTCGGCACTTGAATCATTGTAAACATAATTTGTCTCCTCATAAGTGATTTCAGGCTGATCGTAAGTAATGCCCGTCCCACCCAAAAGACCTAAAGTAGTCGAGTTAAGAATAAAGAACTGGTAAACAGTCAACGGACTAAAAAAGACTTGAAACAATGTTTCGCTAGGGGTCGCCGTTATCTGCACGCCTTCAATCACTACCGCTTCAGTCTGCGGTGATACCGGGCTACCAGTCTTTTTTTGTATCTGATAAGTGATATTTGTAGTTCGCAGATAACCAAAAGATCCTGAAATGCTTGCAACAAACTGCCCTAGTTTTGTGGTGTCCTGCGAAACGTCAGAGAACCCGACCACATACCTCAAGTCGGTCGGATCGGATTGAGTGTTGGCAAGCCATGACGCAAGGTTAAGACCTTGACTGTTTGACCAGTCAACCGACGACAATGAATAACCGTTCTGCCCGTAAGCAGATATTGAAGTTGCGTTTTGTGCTGTTTGTGTCGTTAACCCTGTCGGGCTGACCTGCACAAAATTCATTAGATTAAGACCGTTTTGGATACGTTCAAAAGTCTGGTATGCGATATTTGAAGCGGGCGTGTCATAAGAAAACGAATACGCTGCAGTCCAATTATCAACCGATGACCTAGCCATTGGTTGTAAGACTGACCCGTTATAAAACATCAACCCTTTTTCGGTTGTCATGTTTAACTGGACTCGACTTGCGACACTGCCCGTATATGTTGCGTTGCTGCAAGTGCTGTCACCGTTGCCAGCAAACGGTACAACAGTCATAGAACTAGGCAAAGGGCCACCAGCCGCCGACTCAAAATAGTCAAGTTGTTTACCCGAAAAGTCAAGCGGTAACGACAGACTATTTGCCTGCACTCGACCAGCACGATTCAGCCAATCCGAACACTGAATGGTCGCTGTAGATAAACCCGTGTTGCCGGGATAATCCTGAAACGATACGCCCTGCACCCAAAACGTCTGGTTAAATAAACCTGTTTTCAAACTGATTTCGTCGTTCAAAGTGAAACCAGTGACTTGGTTGGAATCGTTAACAATTTGGAT